CATCCGCTCCGGGGAACCGCTTGTCACCGGTAACGACTGGGACTTCACCGCTATTCAGGTCAACGCCGAAGAGTCGCAGTTCCTTGCCACGATGAAGCTCAACGCAACGCAGATCGCAGCTATCTACGGCGTACCTCCGACGATGGTCTCTGGTGAGGCCGGCGGGTCGATGACCTATGCCAACGTCGAGCAAGAGGCTAACAACCCAATCACCTTGACGTTCCGTCCGTGGCTTGTGCGTCTTGAGACCGCGTTCTCTGCGCTGCTGGCGAATGCCGAGGCAGTCCGCTTCAACGTGGACGCCATGATTCGCACTTCCACTATCGACAGGTACACGGCTTACAACCTGGCCCTTGCGGGCGGTTGGGTCAATGTCGATTGGGTTCGGGGCAAGGAAAACCTGCCGCCGCTTCCGAATGGTGAAGGCAAGACCTACCGAAAGCCCACGGCCCCGCCGACTGTCGCGCCGGAAGCGCCTTCCAACACGCCTCCCGCCGAGAACTCCAACGACGCTACGCCTCCGAAGGGAGTTGGCAAATGAGTGAGATAGAACGGCGATACGTACGCCTCAATGCCGAGCTTCGAGCTACTAGCGAAGGCTCCCGGACTATCGGCGGTTACGCGTCGGTCTTCAACAAGAGGTCCAGTAACCTCGGGGGCTTCGTAGAGATCGTGGACTCACGCGCTTTCAACAAGTCGCGTGGGGACGGATATCCAGATGTCGTTGCCCGTTTCAACCACGAAAATCAATTCCTTCTTGGCACCACTCGGAGCGGAACCCTTCGCCTCAGCATTGATGGCGATGGCCTTGCCTACGAGGTGGACGTTCCTCAGACGCGGCAGGACGTTTACGAGCTTGTCCAGCGAGGCGACGTTACCAGGTCCTCTTTCGCGTTCCGTACGCATGAGGACGACTGGTCGCTCACCGAAGACAACTTCCCGCAGCGGACTCTGGTTTCGGTCCAACTGGTCGATGTGGCTCCGGTAACCATCCCGGCCTATCCCGACAGTTCAGCCGGCCTACGTTCTCTGGCTCTCGCTAAGGAAGCCGAGTTCGAGGAAGTCCGAGCGCTCGCAGAAGAGAACGAGCTTAGGAAGCTGTTCGTAAGGACTGACAGGCCGTCACCTGTGGCCAATCCGAAGCGAATCACCGTCGAACAGGCGCGCATGGCACTTCTCGCGCGTAAGGACTCCCCGTACCTGTAAGCGGCTTAGCGGTACCCAACTGAAAAGCAAAACCGGGCAGGGCGAAACCCACCCATGGACGCAGCACCCCATGTGCACAGGCCGAAAGCCGTGCAACAGCACTTCGCCTTTCCATTCCCGTTTTTGCTTCCCGGAAGGGGAACTGCTATGTCCCTCAAGGACTCCCTTAACACTCGACGCCTCCAGGTCTGGGAGCAGGCCAAGGCTATTGCCGACCTCGCTGCCGCTGAGTCTCGCGCCTTCTCTGGTGAGGAAGAGCAGACCTGGACGCGCCTCAACGCCGAGCTGGACACCCTGGACGAGCGCATCAAGGCCGTCGTGCAGGCCGAGCAGCGCAGCGCCGACATTGACGCCACGATGAACGCTGCGGGCAACCGCAAGAAGCTCATCACCGGCAACGAGGCCCAGAGCGAGTTCCGCTCGTTCCTGGCAGGCAGCGGCGGTCGCTCGTACACCCTCCAGGCCCCGCAGGGCGTGGACTACCGCACGCTCTCCAAGCTGTCGAACGGTGCCGGTGGCTACACCGTGCCCACCGACTTCTACAGCCAGCTCTTCGTCTACCTGACGGAGAACGCGGCAATCATGTCGGCCGGTGTCACGGTGCTGAACACCTCGGGCGGCGAGCAGATCCTCGTCCCGAAGGTCACCGCAGGCTCTACGTCCTCCAAGTACGGCGAGACTGACCAGATCTCGGCCTCCGACCCGACGTTCGGTCAGATGCCCCTGGACGCCTACAAGTACGCGCACATCGTGAAGATCAGCCGCGAGCTGCTGTCCGACACGGGCGTGGACGTTGAGGGCTTCCTCGCCCGCGACGCTGGCCGTGCTCTCGGCAACGCGCTGGGCGCTGCTCTCGTCACTGGCGACGGTACCGGCGACCCGAACGGCGTGCACACGGCCTCCACTACCGGCAAGACCGGTGCGGCTGGCCTCGGCGGTGGCTTCGGCATCCAGGACGTGGCTGATGAGGGTGTCGATTACCTGATCGACCTCATGTACTCGGTGAAGGCGCCTTACCGCGCTTCCTCCGCGTGTCACTGGATGATGGCCGACTCTACGGCCGCAGTCGTCCGGAAGCTCAAGACCTCTACCGGTGACTACGTGTGGCAGCCGTCCATTGTTGCGGGCACGCCGGACGTGATTCTCGGTAAGCCGGTCATCATCGACCCGAACATTCCGGCGGTCGCCGAGAATGCCAAGTCCGTCCTCTTCGGCGACTTCTCCGCGTACTTCGTTCGCCTCGCCGGTGGTGTGCGCTGGGAGCGTTCCGATGACTTCCTCTTCGACACGGACCAGGTGACCTTCCGTGCCGTAATCCGTGGTGACGGCGACCTCGCCAACACCGCTGCCATTAAGGGCTTCGTCGGCGGCGGCGCTGGCTCCTAATGGAACCCCGGGCCTGGCGTCGCCTCCTCCCGGCGTCAGGCCCGGTCCCCTCAACTCGCAATGCCAATACGCCCCGAGGGAGGGGACATGACGGATTACGTAACGTTTCCAAACTTCTATCTCGCGGTTGGCATGAAGTCGGATGACACAAGCCGCGACCCGCTGATAGGCGCTGCTATCACTGCGGCTTCCAAGCTCATCGACAACGAGACAGGCCGCACGTTCGAACTAGCTGCCTCCGCGACTCAGCGAATCTACGTACCGGACCCGTGCGACGACACGCTCATTGTCGATGACATCGGGACTCTTACCGGCCTTGTAGTCGAAACGGGAGCCTTCGGCGAGGACACCTGGACGACGCTTACGAACTCGGTGGACTTCGAGGTCTCTCCGCTGAATGCACTAGCAACCGGTCGTCCGGTCACGTCACTGACCAGGCCAGCGGGGTGGGGCGCAACTCCACTGGCTCGGGTGCGAGTTACGGCGAAGTGGGGCTGGCCGGCGACCCCTGACGAGGTAGTGCAGGCAGCGCTTATCCAGGCTATCCGGCTGTTCAAGCGCAAGGACTCACCGGAAGGCGTCCTTGGCTCAACTGACTTCGGGTTCACGCGAGTTTCAAAGATGGACCCGGACGTGATGAGCCTCATCTCCCATCTGGTTCTGCCGGGATTCGGGGGCTGATATGGACATCTACTCAGTGAGGCAGGGTCTCGCTAACGCAGCCTCAGCAGTAGTGCTACGCGGGGGCGAGCTAACGCTTACGTGCCTGCCCTACACCCCGGACTCCATCCCTGAGCCTTGCTTCTTCGTCGCTGACTACGAAGTCGATTACGACATGGCGATGAACCGGAGCATGGACAAGCTCACCTTCAACTGTCGCTTGCTCGTGTCGCACACAGACGATCAGTCGGCACAGAAGCTCGTGGATCAGATCTTCTCAGGGTCCGGCGCTGCGTCGCTAAAGGTCGCAATCGAGGCAGGCCGCGGTGAGCCAGGCGAGCCGACCTTTACCGGTACCGAGTTTGAAGGCGCCTGCGAGGACTTTCACATCACGCGCATGCAGGGCAATCGCTGGTACGACCACGGCGCATATAAGTACGTCGGCGGAGAAATCATCATCGAGGTCATAGGAAGCGGGGTTTGAGGATATGGCTAAGACAGTTCTCACCGGCTGCCGAATCTTCGCCGGTGGTGCGGATCTTACGGGCGCATCCAATAAGTGCGAACTCTCGGTAGAAGCCGAAGACAAGGACGTTACGACGTTCGACTCGGACGGCTGGAAGGAGTCCATAGGCGGACTCAAGTCCGGCACCGTCAGCGGCTCTGGCTACTGGGAGGCCGGGGATGACGGCAAGGTCGATGACGAGACCTGGGCGGACCTGGGCGACGCGGCCGTGCCCTTCACTGTGGCCCCCGTCGCGGCGACGGTCGGCAGCCTGGCCTACGTCGCCAAGACCTTCCGGAAGAACTACAAGCTGCTCGGCCAGGTCGGCGACGTGGCCCCCTGGGAGGCCGAAGCGTCCTCCAACTGGCCGGTGGCCCGAGGGCTCGTGTTCCACCCGCCTGGGACCGCCCGTACGTCCTCTGGAACCGGCACCGGCGCCGAGCTGGCTGCCGTCGCGTCCGGCCAGGCCCTGTACGCCGCGCTGCACGTGCTCTCGGTCTCTGGCACCGACACGCCGACCTTGACGGTGGTTGTCGAGTCCGACGTTGACGCCGACTTCGAGGACCCGCAGACGGTCGCGACTTTCAGCGACGCAACGGCGATCTCTTCGCAGATTCTCCGGTCCACCACTGCGAACACGGACACCTATTACCGCGTCACGTGGACCGTTTCGGGCACAAGCCCCTCTTTTCAGTTCGTCTGTTCGCTCGGCGTCGCCTGAGCCTATTCACCTCGGAAGGGTGAGCCAACATGGCAAAGATGGTTCTCACGAGCGAATACCTGTCGCTCGACAGCAACGACCTGTCCGATTACGTCGTCAAGGCGGAGCTTTCCGTTGAGGTGGACGACAAGGACGTGACCACCATGGGCAGCGAGGGCTGGAAGGAGTCCATAGGCGGACTCAAGTCCGGCACGCTGGCCATCGACTTCAAGCAGGACTTTGCGGCTTCCGCTCTCGACTCCATCATGTGGCCGCTGTTCGGCACCGTGGTTGCTTTCGAGGTCCGGCCGACCAGTTCTGCGGTTGGCACCTCTAACCCGAAGTGGACCGGCAACGTTCTGGTGAAGGAATGGAAGCCGATCAGCGGTGGCGTTGGTGACGAGGCGTCTGCTTCGGTCTCCTACTCGACCTCCGGAACTGTCACGAGGGCGACTGCCTAATCATGGGCGATCCCCTCGTTCGTATTGAGTCAGCGCAGCTCGCCCCCGTTATCGCTGCACTCAAGACGTACGAGGACGGCAGGCTTATCCGTAACGGGATGGCGCGCGCGATGCGCCAAGAGCTAAAGCCTGCCGTTGCCGAGACCCGTCAGGCGATTAAGTCTATGCCAGCAACCATGAGTGCACAGCCTGCACTCCGAGCCTCTATCGCTCGGAAGGTTGGCTACTCGGTGAAGCTCATAGGCCGCGACGCCAGGGCCACAGTTCGCGCCCGCAAGACGCCGCTTGTCCGTCGATTCACCAACGCACCCAAGAGGACTCAACAGGAGACCTGGCGGGCTCACACGTGGGGTGGCGGCTGGCGAGATCAGCGAGGCAAGAAGGGCTGGTTCGACGCAACCCTTAACGCTAGGCGCGAAGAGTACAAGGCAGCTCTCGAAAGGGTCATTGCCGAGGTTGCCATTTTCATTGCAATGCGTGGCTAACGCGCACTCAGGAGGAGATTAGAAATGTACCTGATCTATCACCCGGAAGGCTCGGAAGAGCCCACCCGTTGGAAGTACAACCCCAACAAGTTGATGAGCGCCGAGCGTGAGGCGATTGAGCGCCGCACGTCCATGGACTACCTGGCATTCGCTCAGGCCGTCGTGTCGGGCAACTCGCTGTGTCGGCGAGCGCTTCTCTTCACCTTCCTCAAGCGGGAGAACCCGAAGCTTCGCTTTGAGGACGTGGACTTCGCTTGGGACGAACTCGAATTGCAGTTCTCCAAGCAGGAGTTGACGCAGATGCGCGAGGCCGCAGCGGACTCCATGTCTGGTGCTGAACTGACAGCAGCCCTGGACGCTATCGACACGGAGATTGCCACTGCACCGGATGAGGCCGAGCCGGGAAAAGCGAGTTGAGGCGGCTACGTCGTCTAGGCGATGCCGCCCACTTGCTGGGCATCAAGGCCCGCGATTGGGATTCCCTGACGGTCGAAGAGACCGACCTGTACCTCAATTGGCTTGATGCCTATGAGGAGGAGATTCGAAAGAAGGAGTAGCGCCATGTCTGACACGTCGCTCGTGTTCAACCTAATAGGCCGCGACTTCGTGTCAGGCGTGGTTAAGAAGGCGGGGCTTGGCTTCGAGGGCCTTAAGGGAAAGATGGTCGCCGGCGCTGGTGCAGTCTCCCTTGCTGCTGGCCTAATTGGCGTTGAAGCCGTCAAGATGGGCTCGTCCTTCGAGCAGCAGATGATCCGCATCAACACTCAGGCTGGCGTATCTAAGGGACAGCTCAAGCCACTTGAGGACGGCATTCTCTCCCTAGCCGGAAAGGTCGGGGAGGACCCCGACTCCCTGGCCGAGTCTCTGTACCACGTCGAATCTGCCTTCAAGTCCACGGGCATTACGTCCAAGAAGGCCCTTGAGATCACGAAGGTTGCGGCCGAGGGCGCGAGGGTCGGTGGCGCCGATCTGGTCGATGTCACCAACGCCCTTACGGCTGCGGTTGCTTCGGGTATTCCTGGCGTCCAGAACATGGATCAGGCCATGGGTGCCCTCAACAAGACTGTCGGCGCCGGTGACATGCAAATGCAGGATCTAGCCGAGGCTTTCGGCACCGGCATGGTCCCCGTGGTCAAGGGCTTCGGTCTGAATATCACTGATGTAGGCGCAGCGCTGGCAGTCTTCGGTGACAACAATATACGTGGCGCTGACGCTGGCACCGCACTGCGCATGTCCGTCCAGGCTCTTGCGGAGCCTGTGAAGCAGGGAA